GCTCTTCGCGGTATCCCGTGACTTCCACTCTTCGTCAGTCATGGGTTCCATGCCGCAATCACACTTCGGATGGCGCTTGAAGCCGTCCGAATAGGTGTACTGCCGACCGGCAAGGATGATGCACCTTGAGCACGCCGGTAGCTTCACCACGCGGACGTAGGCCACGCACTTAGGCTCAGCGGTCATCGCAACCTGTGTAGCCGTACGCGCCGTGTCGGCAATGGTGGTGGCAGCCAGCATGCCCATTTGGGCCATGCCCCGGGTAAGGGCAACGTCAGCCGGTAGGCCAGCCTGTAGCGCCTGTGCCGTGGTGATGGCAGGGACGTACAGGAGCGTTGCCAGCGGTCTTCCATCCATGGCCAGACCAGCCAGCGCGCCGGGGTTCAACGTGGCAACGGCGGAAGCGCCTACCCCCTGTGCCAGCATCGCGCCGGACACGAAGGCTTGTGCGCCCTGAGCCGCTGACAGTTGGCCAGCGATTACCGCATTAAGGATCAGCCGCCCGGTCTCACCCTGTAGGGCGTTGAAGATCCGGTCAGGGGGCACGTCAGACCAGAGCGCTTGTACGGCGCTCACAACGCCTGACGTGATCCCCTGCACCACTTCATACCGGGAGGCTGCCAACGTGGCTGAGGTGGCCACACAGCCCCCTTACTGAGCCGCTGGCAGTGCTGCCGGGTCAGGCTCCGTCGCTGTGTCATCCGGCTTCGCGCCGAACAGGCCAGCGATGTTCCCGCCAACGATGGCGGCAGCCTGGTCATCCCGCATGGACTTCCAACGCTCAATCTCTTCTGGCGTGGTGTCCGGCATCCGTTCCCAAAGGGCTTCGTCCGGCACGTTGATTGCCTTGTACTTCGTCAGGGCATCCGCGTACTGAGCCTCAGAGCGGAACTGAGCGTCACGCCAGACGACAGAGCCCATGGACAGCGCCTCAGCGCGTGCAGGGTCACCAGCGGCTAGGGCTTCGAGCCTCATTAGTTCGCGTAGCGCCGCGCCAAAATAGCGCTGCCTTTCCTGCACCTTTGCGACTAGGCCAGCCTCAGAAGCAACCAGGGCGTCAGCACTGATGTTGACCATCTCACCAGTCAGGTACGACGGGGGCGTGCGCGTCTGAGCGGCAATGTGCCGGACGGCAGTCTCAATCACGCTGGTGTAGTTGGTCAGGTCAGCGGCAGAGAACTCCGCAATGGACGCGCCCTCACGCTCAAGCCAGAGAAGCCGGTCACGGCGGAACCGGTCAATGGGCAAATCCTCTTCCCCAATGACTTCGCCGTCTTCGTCAAGGATCTCCTTTGTTGGCCGGTCCATCCCCAGCACAGCACGCGCGGGCACTGCCCGTTCATCTGCCGCTGTCATGAGGTGAGCCCACAGGGTGTTAACACTGTCCTGTAGCGGGGCAACGCTGGCAATCTCACTGGTGGGCTTACCGCGTAGCCGGGCACGGTTCTCAAGCGCCACCAGGGGCACCACGCCTAGCGGGTTGGGCAGCGTCCCGGCGGACATCCACCCTGCCCCATCGTCTAGCGCGTAGCCATAGGCGTTGCTGGACTCACGGACGAACAGGAAGACAGCATCCGGGTAGAACAGCGAAGCGCGTTCCTGGTTGCCATCACGCCACACCAGAAGGCCAGCGCGACGCACCCGGCGCTTACCGGGCACGTAGTCAACGATGGCTTGCCGCACGTCGTGAAACGTGATCTCCGTATTGACACCGTCCGGCTTCCAGACCAGACCGAAGGAGCGACCGGCAATCAGCGCCTCAAGGAAGGCTAGGCCAACCTCAACGTCAGCCTCATTCCGTCGCCACGCGTCCCACGCCTTAGCGTCCATCGTCCCGTCATTCAGACGGAAGGCGATTGGCACCAGGCGCTCAACGGTCGCATCCGGAACCACCTGACACCAGTTGTCAGAGAAGTCATCGAACAGCGCGCCGGTCTGGCCCCGGAACTCAGGGGAAGCGAACTTGAGAGGTACGTCCCCGTTGTAATAGTTGGACCAGACCTCAGCCTTGCCCGCGCGTCGCTTGAGCTTCGCGTACAGCCGGTTTAGGTCATCTAGTGGGGTTAGCGCCACGGGGTCCCCCTTCTAGGCACTTACGAAATTTCGGAGGTGGTTAAGCCGACGCTGCACGCGCCTTCTTGAGCGGACGCCGGACATACCCGTCCATGGCCATCACGGCAGCGGCAATGCCGTCAATGCGGCTACTGGACTTCTGCCGGTCTGGCTTCACGGGGCGGAAGTTGTCGTTTCCGTCCGTCAGGATCTCTACGCATGAGGCATGCCAGCGCAGTACGGGGTTACCGCCGTGCCGGATCTTGCCTTCACGTAGCAGGCGCTCAAGCTCCTTGGAGCCTGGTCCCATTCCTAGGTAGGTCTGAGCGACGGGCACAAGGTCAACGCCCCGGGTCTTATGGTCAACGCGCTGCACAAGCTGACCGGCAAACATGCGGTCATAGCTGATGCGCTGGACGTTCAACCGGCGGCAGTCCTCAATGATCTGCCGCTCAATGGCCCCGTAGTCGATTGCGTCGCCTTCGGTTAGCTGAATCCAGCCTTCCCGGACCCACAGCCGTAGGGGCACCTGTAGCTGTTGCTCAAGTTCGTCAACGCGCTCCTCCGGTAGCCAGAAGCGCGCCACTAGCTCAAGCTCAACACCAGGCTGCCGGGACTCAACGGCCATCACCCACGCGGACATGTCCGACACGGCTGATAGGTCAACTCCGCCCCACGCCTTCCGGTACCTGAACCGCTTGTCATCAACCGTGCCAGCGTTCGCGTCCCACAGCGGCATGGGTAGCCAGCGGGTAGCCGCGCGCATGCGTCGGTTAAGGCTCAGTCGGCAGAAGGTTGGGAAGTAGCTGGGGGTGGACTTCGCCTTAGCCGCTTCACGGCGCATGTACGCCAGTGAGGGGCTGGTGCCTAGCCCGGGGTTCGCCTTGTACCACGTGGCTTCGTCAAAGGGATCGTCGGATTCCTCCGCTGCCCAAATGACCCCGTAGTGACCAGGGTCATCAATGACGCCCTCAGATAGGCGACGCGTATACGTGTGCTTCTCGTCATAGATCGAACCCTCTTCGCCTTCGTCGGCAGTGGTAATGAACACCACTAGGGGTTGATCACGTGCACCCGTACCGGTCTCGATAGCGTCGACTAGATCACGCTTCTTGTGAACGTGGACTTCGTCAACGATGGCCCCACTGACGTTCAAGCCGTGGGCAGTCTCAGCAATCTTGGACAGTGCCCGGAACACCCCACCAGTGCGGGGCACCCGGATAACTCCCCGGAGCACTTCAACGCGCCCCTTGACGGCATTGGACGTCAGCGCCATTCGCTTAGCGTCATCGAACACGCGCTCAGCCTGTGGCAGCGAACCGGCAGCCGCGTAGACCTCAGCGCCGTGTTCCCGGTCAGCCAGAAGGAGCGTGAGCCCAATGCCGGATGACAGGGTTGACTTGCCGTTCTTACGCGGTACCTCAATCCAGACGGACCGGATAACGCGCACTTCCCGCTCAATCTCCGGGTCATACCACAGCCAGCCAAAGACCGGCGCGATAACCCAGACGATTTGCCACGGGGCTAGCTTGAGGGGGCTTGCACCCCATCGGCCCTTCGTGTGCTTAAAGGATTCCGTTGCCTTGATTGCACGCCGGGCAGCGTCCACGTTGAAGTAGGCACCCGGCTGCATGTGCGCTTGATGGGCCAGCACCAGGGGGCGTGACTTAGCCGCTTCCTGAATCTCTTCGGGCGAAAGCCCTAGCTCAATCAGAGCGTCATAAGGAACCGGCAGATCGTCAGTCGAAAACGTCCCCGTCATCGTCTCCCCCGTTCTCAGGCGGCTGAATGCGCCCACGGGCGGAAGGCGAAAGCCCTAGTTCTCCGATGTAGCGGGCAAGCTGTGAGCGGTACTGCCCTAGGACAGTGGTCCATCCGTTCTTCTGCATGCCGCGTTCACCCTGCATGAGAACGCCATCACGGGACAGCGAACGCTCACCCTGGTCAATGCGCGCGACACAGACGCAATAGTCAGTGAGTACCACCGTGTCCACAGCGCCGATTCCGGCCGTGTACTTGAGCACGGGGATAACCCGGGACCACTCAGCGGACGCCACCTGACGGCAGCGGGCAATGCCAGCGGCAGACCCGGGGAAGACCGTGGACCAGTCAGGCTCAACCAGCTCAGCCGGGGGCGTCACGATGCCGGGGTTGACCGGGCGCTTGCCGGGGTTGCCCTCACGGATGATCTGTAGCGCGGGCTTGCTGCGCATGGGGTCAGCCATGAGGGCACCTCCCTAGTCACTCAGTAAGAAGCCAGTCAAGGTCATGCCGCTCCCACCAGGAACGGTCAACGTCGTCAGTCCAATCCGCCTGCCATGACCGACGCTCCTTAGCGCGCTGGCTGCCCTTGCTGTACAGGTCCGGGTCATGCCCGGGGCAGCAATAGGCCCACGGTCGCTGAGTCCAGCGTGAGCGCGCCATCATCCGAGACATGGTGACCCCCTGTCACTCCGCGCAAACGGGTCCAGTTGCGGCGCTAGCTTTTTCCCTCCCTGCCGAGTGGTCACAGGGCCGGAAGGGGGTCATCCCCCGGGTGGGTGTCACGCTGGGCTACTGAATCAGCCTCAGACGACACGCACAGCAAGCAAGGTCAGTGACGCGTTGTCAACGTCCAGCGCCACGGCTGAGCCGTAGTCACCAGGGTTGAAGGGACCGAACGCCTTCGAAGTGTTGGCAGGCACAGGCACCACGCGTGGTGTCACAGGCTGCCCGTCCACGGTCCTGGTCAGGTTGATGGTCAGGTTGTACGCCGTGTCAAGGCTGGTGTTGCGGACGATCAGGCCAACGCGTCCGTCATTCGGCAGCGTGTGACCATTGACCACGTCACCAGGCACAGCATCAGTCATCACGGTCCCATCACGTGTGACTGCAACAACAGGGATCTCTACCCTAGCCACTCACTTACTCCTCTTCTCGTGTGCCCAACCACCAGGCTGATGCCGGGCAGTCTCCTTGTTGTGGCAGGGGGCACATAGGGGGCGTAGGTGGGTG